GTTCTCACCTTTAACCGTCCGCTGCCAACCAACCAGATGGCAAACCGTCGACTGCGACTCCGCTGTCCTTGCGTTGACCCGTCTCGCCACTCGCCTTCGATAAATCAGCCTTTGTCCGGCCTCCAGGTGTTGCCGCAGGATGACTTCGCCGTTGTGCCCGAGAAGTACAAAAGCAATAAGCCGCTGTCGATCAATCATGCTGATCGAGTGCGGCTTATTATCCGGACTCACTTGGTTGAAAACCGTATTATCGTTGTAGATTGCAGCCCAGGAATACGCCATGGTATTGGCTCCTTAGAATGGATTGAAACTCGGGGTGTATCCGAGTGTGTACTAACATCAGTTGAACGCCGCTTTCACCTTCTGAGTTTGCGGGTCGAGTTCGAGTGACAGCGAATCGTAGCCGGTCCGTTCCAGTTTTTCCCGTTTAGCCGCGAGGGCTAACCGATCCTCTAGCGCCTTTAGCTCGGCAGCGTTAAGAACCTGGCTGACCGTCGCCCAGATGCCATGAGGATGCCGACAGCGACCGTCGAGACAGTTGCGGCCAATTGCCTTGTCGAATTCGATTCCGATGGTCTTGCCCGGCGCTTTGGTAATTACCCGGACAGTACCTGCCGTGGGTTTAGCGAAAATACGAGGATTTACGACGAATACCTCATCGCCAACCTTGATCGCTTTCTTGGCAATTTCTTGCTTAGCCATAGTTGGTTCCTGATCAAGCTTCATCATATTGGAACGTAAATGTCTCGTCGCCCGTCACGCCAGACACTGCGGTACTGGCCACGGTCAACTGGTAGACCACCAGGTCACCAAGGTCGCCGGTAGCCGAACTGGTACCCGCCACCGTCTTAGGTGCACCAGACGTCTCGGTGAACGCGTCAGTCAGGTCGTTGTTCGCCGTACCAGCGCCAAGGTCGTAGTTGGCTTTCGTTAGCTCAGTACCAGTGGTGCCAGGTGTGCCTGTTGCTTGAGAATAAACGCTGGCGGTTAGGACGTTGCAACCCACGCCGGATGTGAAGTTGTTGGCACCGTCCGTGTACCACTTGATGTTGTTGAGCGTGTGCGTGCTCGGATTCGCGGTAATCTCCAGCTGCGTATTGACCCAGTAGGAGTAGTTAGTACCGGCAGCCGGAATCTGAATAGGGTTACTCGTGTCACCGGTCGTATGCGAGTCAAACGCATTGGCCCGCGTTTTAGCGACGTTGTCGATGCGGCTCTTGACCGGGACTGCGCCGGTAATTCGGTTGATGATAACTGTTGCGTCGGCCATAGTGCATCCCTGCTAGTAAAAAGGGCAGCCCGCGAGAAACCCGCCGAGCCGCCCTTGTCCCGAATCCCAAACGACAGCTTACACAGCCGCCGACGAGCTTGTTGCCAGCCAGCAAGGATCGGCCAACAGCAACAAGCCGTTGTCGACCTTGAGCATCTTTGTGACGTCAAGCGTCGGGTCATAGAAGACAGGTGCGGGAGTCTTGATAACTTCCAAATCTCCGTTCTCCAGTGCCGCCGTCAAACCAGCGATGACTCGCTTGCTTGCGACGAAACCGCCCGGGCGGCGAACGGCCGAAACAAGGTCACCCTCGAAGGTGTACTCCTCGTTACTGGCCATCTCTTTGCCATGCGGCGGGAGAAAGGAGAACCGCTTTGACGCGCCGCTTGTGTTCTTCACCGTGGTGAGGATACAGTCGGTGGTTTGAGGCATGGTTCTTCTCCGAGTATATTGCTACGGCAGCCCTGCCGCATTGGTTAGTTTTGCTCTTGCGAGCCCTGTACGTCGGCACGAGCTTGTTGTACAGACAAGGCAGACTTGTAAAGATCCGCATTGCTTGCCAGAGCCACTGCCAGCTCGGCTCGCTCGTTATCCGCCGATTGCTTTTGCAAGTCCTGCAGACCTGTGTCCACGCCGCTCGTTTGCAGGAACTCGGCCAGCTTCTGGTTTGCGAGCACGTAGGGGCTCTGCTGCTGGTCGACCTGCTGTTGATTGGCCTGTTTTTCCGGAAGTGCATCGAGCTGCACAGCGGTCTGTAGCATCGCCATCGCTTCTTCATCGCTGTTTGGCTGGAATCCTAAACCGGCCATCTTATCGAAGAATCGCTCAACATAGATTGAGTCAAGCGTTGCGACAGCCTGCTCGGCGTCCGGAAGTTGGACGTCAGTAGACATGGTTTTATTCTCCATAAATATTGATGGGATTGCTGTTAGTCGGGCAAGTTCGGCAGTGCTAAGCCCCTCGCGGCTCGTTTGTTGCACGTTGGACAAAGCACCCGGTAACCTGCTGGATACCCGTTTTGTTGTAACCAAAGGTAGAGGTTCGCTTGACCAATTTCGCGTCGGTGTTGGTTTCCGCCGCCGTCGACGTGGTCAAGTTCAAGCAACTCTTCCTCCGCCTCTCCGCACCCGACGCAAATCGAACCCCCGTAGGCCACCATCGCGTCTCGACGAAGTCTTTGCCATCGGAGCTTGCCTCTCCGGCATTGCTTCGCGGCACAAGCCTCGCACTTTGTTTTGCCACTTGCAGCCTTTTCGCCGCACTCAGCACATAGTTCAAGGCTTTTCCTGCGGGCGTAGCGAACCTTCGCATACCCTCGCAGTTTTTCCGCACACTCCTCGCACCTAGACGCGCCGCCGGAGTCCTTGCCGCAAACACGACAGACTCCGGCAGCTTTGTTTCGGTAGTATCTACGCGTGGCACCGTCGTTCTTCGAGAGGCAAGATTCGCAGAGTACCCGGCCTTTGGCCGCGAGCTCGCCGCAAGTTGGACACAGGCCTTCGGCTTTTCGCCGGTCGTACCGTGCCTTCTTTTTGTCGAGTTCTCGCCGCTTACAACCATCACACTTTGACGCCTTGCTTCCTACTTTTCCACAGGTACCACAAAGACCTAATGCTCGTCTCTTCGCATACGTCGCTGATCCAGACATTGGCTACTCCTGGCAGCCAACAACTGGCTGCGATTACGTATACTGAATGTGGGCGAGGCCACCGGTGTGACCAATCGTTCCGCCGCACGTCTCGTATGCGAAGAATTCTAGCATATAAGCCTCTCTGCGTATATACATAGTTGTGTCTTCAAGCTGGTAATGCTTGCCGATAAACTTCGGATCCGCGAAATGATACTCGTGGTTGGTCGGCACGAGGTCTTTCTTGATCGTGATGATGTGTCGCACACCACGGAAAGTCTGCTCGCTCCAACCGTCCTTCATGATGTCGACCGAGAGGTCGCCACCCATTTCGTCGCGGCCAATCTTCATGAAGTCCTTGATGGTGATGTGGTTCAACAACACCGTGTGGACTTCAAGACTGAACGGCGTGTCCGGCATGATCTTCAGCGACTCCATCAAGGAATCACGGTTGACACCGCCGGGGATCTGTACGAACTGCGCCTTACCCGAGGTGGGTAAAACCGTTCCAGCGCCAACGAGGGCCGTGTCGACCGCGCCGATGAATTTGCCGTCCTCTTCCGCCAGAATATCCTTGATCGCGTTGTCCGACAGGACTTGTCGGATGTCCATGATCCAGGTTCGCAGCTCGTCGACATCCTTCGTGAAACGAGGGGTCACGATACGGTCGAGCATGACCAAATATCGCTGACCACGAATGTAAAGGTTCATGGGCAGCGTAGCGAACGGAATCGAAATTGCCGCTGGACTGTCAGGTTCTTTGTCCACGACCTTCACGGGCTTATCCGTATCGACCTGCCGGTCCAGCTCGTCGTTCGACAGAGCCAGTGGCGGCATAATCTTGCGGAAGAAACCGTCTTCCCGCATCTTGATGCGAGTGAAGTCGTTAACTGCGTCAACGGCTTCCTTCTCCAGCATGGCGTCACGGGACGACAGCTTCTCGAAGAGGGCCTCATTAAGAATCTTTGATTCTTCCTGACTGAGTTTGGTTGCCATCACGGCACCTCCGTGTATCTGGTTAAAGTTGGGCGGTTTTCACGCCGTCAACCCGTTACGTCATCCATTACGCCCAGGTGGGCTCAACAAGGCCATTCATGCCAGGCAGATATTGTGGCCAAAAGAACAATTCCTTGATCCGGTGCGAGTTCTCGTGACTCTTCGGGTACTGCTGCGCGGCGTTGACACTCGTCGAGGTTCGACCTCGCGAAACAACACCCACGGCCGCGATGGCAGGCCAGAAGGCGCCGCCGATACCCGCGTTGGTCAAGACACCGGCCGTAGCCAAAGTCGTGCCTGTGGCGGCGTACAACAGGTCGTTCGGGTTGTAGACCAGCGTGCTGTCGAACTCAGTCGAAGCCAGCTCGTAGGAACCCGCAGCGACGAACCCGTTAAGCCAACCGGCCGGGGCGATGGCGACCCACACATGCGGATCGGTAGTCGGTGCCCCACCTTCGTTCGCAACATCGGGGTCATCGCTGTTCTGAAATAGAAAGATCTGCATTTGCCGAGCAGTGACACCGAACTCT